ACATAGATGATGTTAAAAGACAAGTAGAAGCCAACTATGGCAATTATGTATTAGATTCTGACATTTATGGTTCTGATGCTTTATTACAACATGCTGATGTAGTTATTGGTATTAATAAACCCTCTATTAGAAAAATACAGAAATATGGTCCTGAGAAGTTCCTAATTGAAGATCCGGATACATTAGTGTTCCACTTCCTGAAGTCACGTAATGGTATGACCAGAATCAGTTTCTTTAAATTAGATAGAGCTACTATGAGAATAGTAGAAATACCAACACCTGCTAGGGAAACCACAGCAAAAATCCAAGTAAATTAATTAACATGAATAACAACAATTTAAGAAAATAAAAAGAAAGAGAGTTCTATATGCAGCATATGGACACTTTCAAATCAAGTTCTTTGAATGGGAATTGAAGAAAGGAGAAGACATCTATATTGAGTTCTACGAAAACGTGTATGATGGAGCAGGAAAGAATACAGACATTGTACCAGGTATTGAAGACAGACAGTTGTTTAAACTTAAGTTTAATCCTTTTTACAATGAGGAGTATGATGTTACAGAAACAGTTGATGCTGACGGTAAAGTAGATAGAAAATATCTAGTTTCTTTAGGTGAGATGGTTGCTGTACTACCTAGTGGACAAGAGATTAGTTATTCTCTTTATGAAAAGAGAAAAGAAGAAGCTAAACTTGAAGTACCACAGTTACAGAAGTCATTAAGTTTGTTTCCAGATTTTGAGCAAGAATTTGCTCCTAAAGTAGAAGCAGAGATTTTTAATGAAGAAATTGCTGATGCACCATTGTCAGAAATTACTATCAGAGATTTAGCAGCAATTATGTTACTAAAACCTGTTAGTGCTAGACCTTGGTTGAATGATCTGATTAAACAAACAAAAAGTGATATATGAGTATAGTACTTCCAACTAAGAAAGTAAAAGCTGAAAGACAAAATCCTAAAAGGATTGTGATTTATTCTAAACCTAAGACTGGTAAAACAACAGCTTATGCAGGTTTAGAAGACAATTTAATTCTTGACTTGGAAAATGGTGCTGATTATGTTGAAGCTCTTAAAGTAAAAATTGGTAGTTTACAAGAACTATTGGATACTGGTAAAGCAATTAAAGCTGCAGGTAATCCATATAAGTTTATTACTATTGATACTGTAACTGCATTAGAGGATATGATTATGCCACTTGCAATTAAACTTTACAGAGGTACATCAATGGGTAAAAACTATGATGGAGATAATGTAACTACACTACCAAATGGTGCCGGATATTTATATATCCGTCAAGCATTCTTTCAAGTTTTAGATTTTATTGATACCTTAGCACCCACAATTATCCTATCTGGTCATATTAAAGACAAGGTAGTTGATGATAAGGGAGAGATGGTCATGTCTGCAAATATAGACTTGACAGGTAAGATTAAATCTTTAATTTGTGCAAATGCAGATGCTATTGGATATATGTACCGTAAGGGTAACAAGACCATTTTGTCTTTTAAGACTAATGAAGAAGTTACTTGTGGTGCAAGACCAGAGCATTTACGTAATGAAGAAATAGTAATTTCTGAGATGATTGATGGTGTTTTAAAGACATCATGGGAAAAAGTTTTTGTTTAATAATTAAAAAAAAGTAAAGTAAAATGGCTTTAAGTACAGAAGATCTTGGTACCGGTGGATCCGGCCTACCAAAAACAATTAGTCCAGGTAACAAAGTATTAAAAATCAACAACGTAGAACTGGAGGAGTTTAAATTTATTCCAGGTGCATATCATTTAGTATTGCACGTGGAAACTGAACCTATTCCAGGTTTTGAAGGTTTTGCTCTTGATAAAGATAATCCTGAGAAAGGACACTTTAAAGGTCAGATTGGTAAAATTAAAGCTTCTCAGTATGCATTTGCAGATGGTGAAACTAAATCTGGTATTAAAATTCAAAGAGATAGATCTATTTTGATATTCTTACAGAATCTTTGTAAGACTATGGGTGTTAATGATTGGATGCAAGCTCAACATAACAAACATGATACTATTGAAGACTTTGTAGAATCATTTAATGCATCTGCTCCTATTAGAGATATTTATTTGGAATTCTGTATTGCAGGTAAAGAATATGTGGGTAAAACTGGTTATACTAATTATGACATGTGGTTGCCAAAAGCAGAAAAAGGTAAGTATGCATTTGGTGAAGTAGAAGAAGGTAAAGTAATTAGATATGATGAAAAACTTCATTTGAAGAAACTTGAGAATACTGAGATTTCTAAATTTGGTGATGATGAGGATGTTTTTAAATCAAATAAACCTTCTACTGATTTCTCTCTAGACTAAAAAATAGTTAGGGGGAATCAACAGGGGTTCCCCCTTATTTTAAATTTTAGAATATGATTTCAACTACAACAATAATTTCTGATTTAAATGATGTACCTAGAGAATGGGTATTTGAACACTATCTTAAACTGACTGAAAGACTATCCGGTCAAAGTCTAAAAATCAAATCTATATTTAGTTCAAGAGACAAAGTTCCTTCTATGTGTATTTATACAGATAGTAAGGGTCACTACAAGTTTAAAGATTTTTCTTCAGGCTATGGTGGTGATGGACTTAATCTTGTAATGCATTTGTATAATCTAGAAAGTAGAGGTAAAGCTTCTTTTAGAATAATGGAAGACTATGCTATTTATATTTCTAATAATACTTATGTTCCTATTACATATAAACCACATAACAAATATGTAGTTTCTGATTATGAGATGAGACACTGGAATACATTAGATCAAGCTTATTGGAAAGGTTTTAAATTATCTTCTACTTTGCTAGAGGGTCATAATGTTTATCCACTGTCTTTTTATACTATGATTAAGGAAGATGATGAAGGACGTATACTAGATACTGTACACATCAAAGGTAACTTTATCTATGGTTATTTTCGGGAAGATGGTACACTGTATAAGATCTATACTCCAAAAAACAAAGACAACAAGTTTATTAAAGTACATGATTACATACAAGGTTCTGATCAACTTGAGTATAAGTCTAAGTATCTGATAATCACTTCTTCTCTAAAGGACTTGATGTGTTTTAAAAGATTGGGAATTAGTGGTATTGAATCTATTTCTCCAGACAGTGAGAATAGTGTAATACCAGAAAATTTTATGAGACCACTCCTAGATAAGTATCAAAAGATTATTGTATTGTTTGATAATGATGAGCCGGGACTAAAGTCTGCTGATAAGTATAAAAAGAAATATGGTTTTAATTATGTAAATTTGGATATGTCTAAAGATTTATCAGATTCAGTTAGAGATCATGGTATTGAAGCTGTCAGAGATAAATTATTTCCACTATTAAAACAAGCATTATGAGCTGGATGTATCAAGGTAGAGAGTTTACTAACAGTATGATTCCTGAAGGAGCTGTAGGATTTGTGTATGAGATGGAAGCCATTATTGATGGTAAGTCTGTAAGGTATGTAGGTAAGAAGAATTTTTACTCTACTACAAAGAAGAAGTTTGGTAAAAGAGCTGTTGCTCAGATGACTGATAAAAGAAACAAGAAATATGAGACTGTTTCTAAGGCTAGTTACCAAAACTACTATAGTAGTAATGCAGTTCTTAAAGAAGCTCACAAAGCTGGTATACCAATTAAAAGGTATATAGTTAAGATATGTTTTTCTAAAATGGAACTCACATATTTTGAAACTAAGTATCAGTTTTTAAGAGAGGTTCTTGAAAAAGATGAGTATTTGAATGGTAATATACTGGGCCGCTTCTTTAAGGTAAAATAAAATAATTATGACAGAATTAGAATTAACAAGCCTCCTATTTAGGTTGGCTGATTTTGGTATTACAGGTGTTAAAGTAAAATATGATGGTGGAGGAGACTCTGGTTCCATAGAATGGATAGGTTATACAAAAGAACCTTGTGAAACTCCAGAAGATGTACATGATAAGGTAGATGATTGGGCAGATGAGTGCAACCTAGCAAAATTTGATCAAGATGCTTATTATACAATTGAATCATTTGTTGAAGAAAAACTTCTTAATGATGTAGAAGATTGGTGGAATAATGAAGGTGGTTGGGGTGAAGTTGGTATTTGTGTTCCTTCAGGAAAATATATTATTAATAATCATGTAAGAATTACTGAGACTGAAGATTATTTTCATGATGGTAGTTTGTTAGATAAAGTAGAAGAAGAATAATGGCACATCCTTGGCAACATGCAAAAAATTAAATTATGAAAGCAAATGAATTAAGATTAAATAATTATGTTTT